AAATGGGGACGGCAAAGTTGATATAAAAGATGATATGATTAGAGCAAAAAAGAAAGCTCACAAGTACAACTATAAGCCTAGTAACGCACACAATGAATAGAACAATGGCAGAAGCAAAAACTCACTATAGGGCCTCTTTAGGTCATGGGGTAAAGATGGTTACAGAAACCACACTAAAGCAGAACTTTCCTAATCCAACGGGAGCTGCAATTACAAGCTTCGTAATATATGCCAATGAATCCACAATAACAGTAGACGCCAGTAATGAATCGTTCTCCCTAGTCGGAGAAGGCTCATATGCAGGCATAGACAACAGTTTTACATATGGAATAAACTCCTTTGTAAATACCGTAGTCACTAAAAATTTAACAGAAACAAGAAAATTTAATAATACTAGTGGAGCCTTCGGTGGCTTATATCTCGTTACTAAAGATACCAATATGTTATATAGAATGGTATCAGATGGAACAACCGTAACCGCAGTTAGAATTATGGGGTTTGGCAATATGAATGAAAATCGCCTACCATGGTTCAATGGGAGCGTACTCACAGGCACAGAATTAGTCTGGGTTTAAGCTAAGCGTCCGAAAGGACAGATAAGGGGAGAGATATGATAGATCTTCTAGTATGGATTACTAAATTAATTTCAGTAATTCCAACAATCGTATTAGGTGCATCACTGATTGCAGCTTTAACGCCTACACCAGTAGACAACGGTTGGTTAAAAAAGATTTACACAGTTATCGATTGGTGTGCGTTAAACGTAGGCCGAGCGAAGGACAAGTAAACTATTACAATGAGCCCCGTAGAGGGGCTTGTTCTGACCTTTAAGGAGGTACCATGGATCTGTATGAAAAATTCGAGTTACCAAGTCAAATGCAAAGGATTGAGAAATCTGTAGCCATCTTGATTATGCAACATCGAAAAAGACTAGAGAAATTACACAAGTTGAAAGATTACACAACAATGAAAAAATGTGACTTTCGAGATGAACAATTAGATAAATTGTTAAACAGAGGATAAAATCATGAAAATGAGACTATTAGGAGCAGAAACAGCTTGCGGTACTAACGTAGGCGGAGCTTCGACATTTTTAAATTCTAACTATGTTAGAGTTTTTAATAATACCGCTACAGTCCAAGTCGTGACAGTAGCAAACGCTGCCGATGTAACATTGGGAAGCATTAAAGTATCTGCATTTGGTACTGAAATAGTATATAAAGAAACAAGCGACCAAATATTTGCAGCAGCAGCTACCGTATTCGGTACACCAGTATTCGTAGACTAATGGCAACCAAAGACCCCAGGTTAAAAAGGGCTGGAGTTAGTGGTTTTAATAAGCCTAAAAGAACACCGGGACACAAAACCAAATCACACATTGTGGTGGCTAAAAGTGGTAGTCAGATAAAGACTATTCGTTTTGGACAGAAAGGTGCTAGTACTGCTGGTGCGCCAAAAGCTGGTGAATCAGACAGAATGAAAGCAAAAAGAAAAAGTTTTAAAGCAAGACACGCAAAAAACATTGCGCGTGGTAAAATGTCCGCCGCTTATTGGGCCGACAAGGTTAAATGGTAAGGAGAAAACTATGAAAGGAATGTATGGAAAGAAAAAACCTACGAAGAAGAAGCCTGCGAAGAAAGCTGGTAAGAAGAAATCAGGTGGTGGGTTAACAGCAGCACAGAAGAAGTTGCCTAAAGCACTTCAAATGGCTATGATGAAAAAGAAGAAGAAGTAATGCCTAGAAAAGCTACGACTAAAAAGAAAAAGTCAACAGTAAATTCAGCAGGTAACTACACTAAACCTACTATGCGTAAAAATTTATTCAATAGGATAAAAGCAGGTAGCAAAGGTGGAGGCCCAGGCCAGTGGTCTGCAAGAAAAGCCCAGATGTTAGCATCAGCTTACAAGAAGGCCGGGGGAGGATATAGAAAGTAATGAAAGGCGTAAAACACTATAAAAAAGATGGAACAGAACATAAAGGCACTTCTCATAAGATGCCTAATGGAGAGTTACATACAAACAAATCTCACACTAAAACAAGTGTAAGACTTTTTCACTTTAAAGATCTAAGTAAGACAGCAAAAGTAAAAGCTAAAGGTAGAAAGTAATGGCTTTAAAGAAGTCACAGAAGTCCTTAAAAAAGTGGACTAAACAGAAGTGGAGAACCGCTAGTGGCAAGAAGTCATCTAAGACTGGAGAAGTATATGCTCCTTCAAAAACTATAGCTAAACTAAAATCTACCGCAGCAGGTAAGAAGAAACTAGCGGCAGCAAATCGAAAGAAGAGAGCTGCTAGTAAGAAAGGAAAACAACACGCTAGCCACGGGCTACACAAAGGAAGAAAGAGATGACACAAGTAAGTGGGCAGAAATTATGGTTGGATGAAGGAATAGTACATGGTACTAAATTTATGAAACAACTAATGAATACTGAAAAGAAAAGACCATTGAGTCCAGCAGAGGAAAACCTTAAGAATCTTTCTGCCGCTTATGTATACTTATATAACAAGGCTCTCGTTCTAGGAATACTAGAAGAGGATGAAGAAAATTTATTTGAAGACGAGATATTGCATTGATACAAGTAAGTAGAACAGACATCTTATCAGATGGTTTAATGAAGTTTAATGATAACAGATTCATTAAGCTACCAATCGACGGCTATATGGATTTGTTAGGAATAACTCCTAATACTTCTCAACACGCCATTATAAACGCAATCAACAACCCAAAATATCGTTTCGTTACTGCAGCCGTTTCTAGGAGGCAGGGCAAAACTTATATTGCAAATATTATAGGACAATTAATCACTTTAGTTCCAGGAGCTAATGTATTACTTATGTCACCCAACTACTCACTATCCCAAATTTCTTTTGAACTTCAAAGAAGTTTAATCAAACATTTCGATTTAGAAGTTACTAGAGATAATGCTAAGGATAAAGTTATAGAACTTACCAATGGTTCTACAATCCGTATGGGTTCTGTCAATCAGGTTGACTCTGTAGTTGGTAGAAGTTACGATTTAATTATCTTTGATGAGGCCGCACTTGTTGATGGTAGAGATGCCTTCAATGTAGCACTAAGACCTACACTAGATAAAGAAAATTCTAAAGCAATCTTTATATCTACTCCAAGGGGTAGGAATAATTGGTTTGCAGAGTTCTGGCATAGAGGATTCAGTGATGAGTTTCCAGAATGGTGTTCTGTAAAAGCTACCTATCATGAAAATCCACGAATATCTGATACAGACATCGAGGAAGCTAGGAAAACTATGTCTGAGTCTGAATTTAATCAGGAATACATGGCAGACTTCAATGTCTTTGAAGGCCAGGTATGGGCATTTAATCATGAAGAATGTGTTGCAGACTTATCAGAAATAGATTTAAGTGGAATGGATGTATTCGCAGGAATGGACGTAGGTTATAGAGACCCCACAGCTTTCTGCGTTATGGCATACGATTGGGACGCAGAGAAGTATTATCTACTAGATGAATACTTTGACTCAGAAAGAACTACTGAGCAACACGCCATAGAAATAGGTAAGCTTGTTGATAAGTGGAACATAGACTATATTTATATTGATTCAGCAGCTCAGCAAACAAGATTTGACTTTGCACAAAACTACGATATTAGTACTATTAATGCAAAGAAATCAGTACTTGATGGAATTGGTCACGTAGCAGCGATCTGTGATAATGATAACTTAATAGTTGATCAAAGATGTCACGAGAGTCTAGTCTCCCTTGACCAGTACCAGTGGGATCCCAATCCTAACTTACTGAGAGAGAAGCCAAAACACAACCATGCTTCTCACATGGCTGATGCACTGCGGTACGCGATGTACTCGTTTGAGACAAGTGTCACTAGCTTCTAATGACCACCGCACAAAAATACTTCTTGACAACATACCCAAAAGATAGTATAATTTAATGAATGGAATAAGTTATGGAACTAAAACGAGATCTAGTTAAATATGTTCGGGACAAGGCTAAGTCGAAATACGACAAAGGGACGGAATGTTTTATCTGTAAATCTACGCAGAATCTAGATTTTCATCATTTCCATGGTCTAACAGAATTATTAGAAATTTGGCTAAGAAAGAATAAGATTAAAATAACTGGAGAAGAAGATATATTAAATCTTCGGGAAGAGTTCATAGCCGAACACAACAAAGAGATTTACGAAGCAGCTGTTACTTTATGTCACGAACATCATATGAAACTACACTCCATCTACGGCAAACGCCCACGAGTAGTGACAGCACGAAAACAAGAAAGATGGGTGAGTATACAGAGAGACAAATATGGCATGGTATGACAGAATAATAGGTAGAGGCCCTACCCTTACAGCGAGTGAAGAATACGAGAAGTTAAATCCTGCTCAGTCTTATATCGCTGGAGATGAAGGTGGCTCACTTAGTTCTCGAGAAGTTGTAACAAACTATAGAAATGCTTACGAACAATTAGAGGTAGTAAACCGCGCAGTCAACATGATAGTGGACGACTCAGCGGATATACCGTTTGACGTTGGTGAGAAAATAATAGGAATGAGTAATGTCGTAAAGAACATTAGACGAAGTAAGCTCAATTTACTACTTAATGTAGAACCTAACCCTTTTCAAGATATAAGCGCATTTAAAAGAAACTTAATCGTTGACCTACTTATAGATGGTAACATCTTTATTTATTTTGACGGAGCGCACTTATATCATTTACCAGCAGAACATGTAACTATAGAGACTAGCGAAAAGAACTACATAGAGAAATTTGTGTATGACCACAGCATAGACTATAGTCCTAGTGAGATAATTCACATAAAAGAAAACAGTTTCAACTCTATTTATAGAGGTGTTCCTAGATTGAAGCCAGCATGGAGAACCATGCAGTTACTTGGAAGTATGAGAAGATTCCAAGATAACTTCTTCAAGAATGGAGCAGTACCAGGTTTAGTGCTTAAGTCGCCTAATACTCTTTCAGAAAAAATTAAAGAAAGAATGTTACAGGCTTGGGTAGCTAGATATAACCCACAATCAGGAGGTCGTAGACCGTTATTCCTTGATGGTGGATTAGAAGTGGAAAACTTGACGGAAGTCAACTTTAAGGATTTAGACTTTCAAGAGGCTATTAAGTCAAATGAAAGAATTATTCTAGAAGCTATGGGGATTCCACCTATTTTATTGGACGGAGGGAATAATGCAAACATTAGACCTAATCACCGTCTGTACTATTTAGAAACCATACTACCTATTATTAGAAAAATAGGGTATGCTTTCGAGAGGTTCTTCGGTTTTAAACTGAATGAAGATGTAAGCAACGCGCCAGCTCTTCAGCCTGAATTGAAAGATCAGGCAGCATACTACGCTACACTTGTCAATACGGGAATATTAACACCGAATGAAGCAAGGGAGGCGTTGAGACTTGAGACGATTGACGGATTTGATACACCGCGAGTTCCTGCAAATATTGCAGGTTCAGCCGCAAATCCAGAGCAAGGTGGCAGACCAGAAGAAACCCCACCCGCAGAGGAATAATTATGACAAAAAATATGATGCTAAAGGCTTTAAGCGAGTATATGCAAGCAAAAAATGTAGATACTATTAGCCTACCAGAATATAAAGCGGACGAGAAAGCTCCTGTGAGAGACTACCTTCTAAGAAGGAAGTATGGCTCATGGAATAGAGTACTATCAGCTGCGAAATACAGATTTCCAATAAAAGTTACTGTAGTGGAAACTCCAGCACCTGCGCCTAAAAAGGCAAAGGTTAAGAAGGAGGATTAACTATGGAGAAAATTTTTCATTGGACTAATTCTTTCAAGATGTTATCAGAAGATGAAGATGGCGGACTAGATATCAAAGGATCAGCTAGTACGAACTCTTTAGACCGTGCTGGTGATGTTATTGAAAGTGGTGCTTGGACAAAAGGTGGATTGGAGAACTTTAAAAACAATCCAGTAATTTTGTTTAATCATAACTATGATCGACCTATTGGTCGAGCTAAAGAAATTGGAGTCAGCGAGAACGGATTAGAGCTTACAGCTCGTATCTCGAAATCAGCTGGCGAAATAAAAGATCTTATTAAAGATGGCGTACTTGGAGCTTTTTCTGTTGGTTTCAAAGTCAAGGACGCTGAATATGTAACTGAAACCGATGGATATACGATAAAGGACGCAGAACTGTTTGAAGTGTCTGTAGTTTCGGTTCCTTGTAACCAAAACGCAGTCTTCTCTCTAGCAAAATCATTTGATAGTATGGAAGAGTACAACTCGTTCAAAAAAGACTTTATTAAAGAGACTTCCTCAATCGACGCTAACGCAAAGATTGAGCAGTCAAGTAAGGCAAAAGCCGACAAAACGGAGACGAAAATGTCAGAAGAAAAGAAAACTCCTGTAGTAAGCCCTGAGTTCGACCTTGAAGCATTCGCTAAGCAAGTTGCAGATCAAACTGCTACTAGCATTGCAATGAAACAAGCCGAGCAGAAAGCTAACGATGAAATCGAAGCAAAAGCGCAAGCTGATGCAGACGTTGCAGAGAAAGCTGTAATAGAAGCTGAACAGGAAAAACAAAAGGTTGTTGTTAAATCATCAATCTCTGGAGCTGAAAAGCTCATTAATGATGTTGCCAAGAAAGTAGAAGAAAGACAAGGAGACCTAGAGTCAGTTGTCAAGGAACTACAATCCGAACTATCAGAAAAATCTGAAGAGATTCAAGCTATGCGCGAATCAAAAAGAATTTTCCAAGATAGAGGTAACTCAAACTGGAAAGAAGCCTTCGAAGGCGACATAGTAGATGCAAAGATCTTAGGTCTTGCAACTGGCCGAGGACTCGACACACCATACGCTAAAAGCGTAATGGAAAAAGTAAACGCACATTCAGGTGTTGCGGTTTCTAGTGCAGACTTCGAACAAATAGTATCAACTAACGTTGAAAGAGATATTCAAAACTCGCTAGTATTAGCGCCGTTGTTTAGAGAAATTCAAATGAATTCCGCTAACATGATTATCCCTATCCTTCCGGATTCCGGATATGCTGAATTTGCTTCAGCACAAACAGCCAGTGGATCATCTCCACATGGTAACTTAGCACAGACAGGCGACACTTATGGTGCACCTTTCGGTGGTATTGATTTGACAGAGAAAACTCTATCAACTCACAAACTTATTTCACAATCATACTTAGGTAATGAGACTGAAGAAGATGCAATCATGCCAATTCTTCCTTTAATCAGGGAATCAATTGTTAGATCACACGCAAAAGGTATTGAGAATGCGTTACTATTAGGTAACCACTCTACTGGTGTTTATACATCAGGAACTTTTGATGGTCTTATCAAAATGGCATCAGCAGATAGTGATGAAACTCAGTCAGCAACAGCTGTTGCAACTGACACTCTGACTGCTGCAGAATTGCTAAGCATGAGAAAGAATATGGGCAAATACGGTGTTAATCCTAACGACGTAACTTATATTGTTTCACAAAGCGCTTACTTCCAATTACTAGAAGATGCAGAATTCCAAGATGCTAATCTAGTTGGTGATATGGCTACTAAACTCACTGGTGAGATTGGTCAGGTATTTGGCTCAAGAGTTTTACTCTGTGACGAATTCCCTGCTCAAGCAGCTAATGGGTACGGAGCGATTGCAGTATATGCAAGAAACTACGTAATGCCTAGACTACGTGGTGTGACAATTGAGTCAGACTATGAAGTTGCTAACCAAAGACGAGTTCTTGTTGCTTCACAAAGAATTGGTTTCACCGATCTAATCGATGGTGCTACTTCTAAGTGGGCTTATAAGTTCAAAGCTAGTTAATAGCTAAACTTTTTGTGGTGGGGGTTAAACCCCACCGCAATATTTTTTAATAATATTATGGCAGATTTAATTACTACTAATGAATACAAAGACGCTGAAGGAATAAGAGGCGAGAAAGACGACGACCGTCTGAATGTCTTAGTTCCTCAAATATCCGATCTTGTTAAAAAATATTGCGGAACATCGTTTGTAGACTATATATCAACGAACAAAGTAGAGACCTTTACTATAGAAGATAGGTATACCCATACTTTAATCTTAAGTGAGAGTCCTATAACAGTCGTAGATTTAGTTGAAGAACGCACAACATATAGTGGAGCCTATACCACTTTAACCACAGGCAATTATGAGTATTATGTTGATACAGATGCAGATGCAGTTATTAGAACTAG